ATCTTTACGTTGTCAAATTCTGCTTTAAGAATTTTCTGTTGGTTAGCAAGAGAGTCAGAGGTGTTAGCAAAGTCGCCAGCAAAAATAGCGGTTTTTTCCATAAGCACGCCGTAACGAGCAACTGCTTTTTCGCTTTCCGAAAGTTTGCCAGATACTTTTCCAATATTGTTTTCAAGAGCAAAAGCCTTAATTGCAGCATCAGAAATGTTAATGCCGAACTTTTTCATTGGTTCGGCTTCGCCTGCTAATGCAGAAGCAAACTTGGCAGCGGCATCTGGGACTTCTAAGTTCATTACGCTTGCAAAGTCAGCCACTCTTTTAGATAGGTCTGCCACAATTTTGGTGGCTTTTTTCTTTGGGGTGGCTAGGTCTTTGGCAATGTTAGAAAACGAAACAGCCATGTTATTGAAGTCTGTTTTTGACAAGCCGTACGTTTTGGCGCTGGCCTCAGCAAGTTTGCCAATTTCCTCAGCGCCCTGTTTACCAAAAGTTACAAAGACAGCGTTTAGGGTTTCGCCGTAGTCCACAGCATCTTTAGCTGCGCTAAACATGACAGCACCTAAACCACCTACAGCAACAGCAGCTGGCAGAAGTGCGCTTTTAAGAGACGAGCCTAGTTTTCTGCCGTTATTTTGCAGATCAGCAAAGGCACGTTCAGCCTTTTTTATTCCCCGGGTGTCAAAGTCGGAAACAATGTTTAGAACAATGCTCATAGCCTGCCCTGCCTTCCTGTAAGCATCATGACACGATTAACTAGCTGTTGCACTTGACGCTCTACCTGATCAGAAGCTGCTTCATAGGCTCGGTAAATGACGCGTGAAGGTTGCCCATATCTTGCGGTTAAGTTTTGAGCCATGCGCCCGTTGGCTGCCATGTCAAAGATTGTGGCTTGTGGGCCTGCCCAGCGAATACCAAAAACACCTACGTTTTGCAAAGTGCCTCTTGGTGATACTCGTACTTTCTTGGCGTTAGTAAAGGCTTTAATGTTGCGTTTTACCCGGGCATCTTGCCAGCTCATAATGTCAGCACCAGAGGCACCTTTCCATGAACGAGCCATGCCAGACAGCGGTGCGCCAGAGGGCAAGTCATACTGTGCCTTTTGCACGACAGGTTGCACAATGGTCTTAAAGTCTTTGGTGATTTGGCGGCGCAAAGATTTGTCCAGTTGGTTTAGTTCGCCAAGAGCAACCTTTAACCCTGTGAACTCAACGCCTAACTTTACACTCATTGTTTGCGACTTTCATTTAGCAACTTAATAACTGTCGAGAGGTCATCTGTGTCGAATTCTACTGTATGGGGCCACCAACCTGTGGCTACTAGAACACCTGCTAAAGCGTGTCGGTAGGTGCCCCTTGGATAGGGTTTTCAGGGCCAGCATCCTCAGGTTCGATGTTGATGACTTGATCTAAATAATCATCAAAGACGATAGGCACAACAATGCCTGCGCGTTTTGCTGACTCATACGCCAAGAAAGCAAGCCACTCAATGTGCACGTCACTGGCAAGTTGCCCGGCACCTATCTTGTATTTGCGCTCAAAAGCAACAATAGATGCCATGGTTGTAGTGACGGTATAAGCGCCATCCACTGTGGTTACGTTGAGTTTTATTCTCATGTCGGGTTCCTTTGTTTAGTCTGTTTAGACGACTGCGGCTGTGTAAACGCCACCTTGGAAGGTGATGTCAATAGAACTGATCTCACCCAAAGTTGCGTTGATTACTGGCAGGGTCTCTAGGTAGGTGCCTGTCAGTGTGAAGGTTGGGTTTGTCGCTGACGCTGATGCCGATGTTGGCTTAACAGTAACAGTGGTTGAAGTACCCACAAGTGTTGCCAAGGTTGCGTAAACCTCAGAAGCTGCGTAAGTCATAAACAGCGACAAGGTCAAGGTGTTGTCCTCAATCGTTGCTGAATACACTCTGGCAGTATTGCCAAAAACTGTGGTGTCCTGTGCAGTGTTCGTGCGCTCGAGAGTTGCAGCTGTGCAAAAGCCTGTAAGCGCCACAGAGTTCACTGTGACAACTGGGTTAGAAAGATAAGTACTTGTGGCCATGGGGTTACTCCTCTGGAGATGTTTCTACTGTTTTAGCAGATTTAGATGATGTTTTGTCGGATTTGATAAAGCCACCCCAGATTAGGGCGTCAATGTTTACGCCGTCTGCTGGGATGAACTCAGTGCCGGGTTCACCGACTAGATCAGAAATAATTGTGTAAGCCATGGTGTCCTTAGTTTGTCTTGACTGCTATAGAGATTACTAGGTCGTAGCAGGGATAGTCAGCCCCACCGATTGAGTAGGCCGTAGGGCTACCGCTTAAAACGATTGCGCCACTGTTAATTACGGCAGCTGTGATTGAAAGCAACTGACGCAGGACAGGCAAACTTGCTGGGCCTGAGCCAATAATCTTGACGGGGAAGTTCATTTTGAGCACGTTGCCGTTGCCAGCGAACAGGTCAAAAGATGGCGCGTCTAGAAATACACAGTTGGCTATCAACTTTGTGGGGTCGTTAATTACCCTCAGTCCTGAGACTGTGGCAAGAAAAGCAGACAGGTCATCTAGACCTTCGTTCAGCAGGTCTGTGTAGGCCACTACGCCACCTGTGGGCGGTGGATGCCCAGAAGCTGCTTAATAACTGGAGTCATCGCAGAAACGCTTGCAGTGCCCATTCCGTCAAAGGTAGCAAAGGTGTCCTGAACGCTGCCACGGGCACGGAACAGAGCCGCTGCATACATGACTGTGCCAAGGGTGACATCGTGGCCCGGTGAAGTTGTCAAGCTGTCGAAGTAACCAGACTCTTGCCTGCGCCTATAGCAAAAGTCATTAGCTGCGTTTGCGGCTTGAGTTGCCAGCGTGTAGTCATCACTGGGGTTTGTAATGTCTGTGCCCAAATATGTCAGCAAATTTGCCACGGTTGTCCATGTGCAGTTGTGCGTATAAGTGATTGTGCCAGTAGCTGATGCTGTGCGTTCAACGTCTGTGCCAGTGCACTTAAATAGCACCTGATTAGGGATACTGACATTGCTGTTAAAGAGCAGGTCGCCTTCAGTGTCTATGCCTATGTACTCATACTTGGGCATGGCATAGACAACGAAGGTGCCGTTGAAGGGTGCAGCAACACTGGCAACAGTGATGGATTGCCCTACCTCTATGTCAGTGTCGGTCAGTGTTTGTAGCACTGCATAGTTGTCTAGCAGTTGCTTGAAAGTGACTGTGTATGTAGCCATCGGCGGTAGCCGCCTTTCGGACTAAGCGATTACGATGCCCTGAATGAAGCTTGACTTGGCAACGAAAGTTGCAAAATAGCCATAGTAGGAGAACGTACGAGAGAGCGTAGAAGGATTCGCAATGCTCAAAACGCCTTGCTGTGCTTCGTAGATTTCGTAGCCCGGTGCGTAAACCACGAGCATTGTTCCTGATGCAAAGTTGTTATCAACAACAAGTTGAAGTCCCATTACATCCATGCCTGTGTACTGCAGGCCACCTACGCGACCAATGCTGTTCTGACCGATGACGCCGTTGGTGGTGTAACCAAGGATTGGGCGCTTTGAGCCGTCAAGCTGTGAACCCAACTTTTCCCAAACATCTGGTGACACGCAAAGGTGCGTTGGGAAGTAGTTGCTGTCCTCGGTGATTTCGCGTGCTGCGTCATACAGAGCGTTGATCAGTGAGGTTGGGTTGTCTGCTGTGACAGTCCATGTTGAGCCTGATGCTGTTTTACCAGCGACCAAGTTGTCAGCTGCAATGTTGTCAGTTGCGATGAGGTACTCACCAGCAAGGTCATTGAGGATGAGGTTCATAGATGAAGGGTCTGTGAAGTCCATGTCCTGCATTGTCAGCGTGACTTGACCGGCGACAGTTGTTTTTGTAACTGTGTTTGAAGCGATAACCATTGTGGTTGCGCTTACGGCTGAGCCTTCGGTCTGTGTTGCTGCACTGGTGTGCGTGGTGATTGTTGGTCGGATGAAAGTCTTGCTTGGGGTGTTTGGCATTGAGCGAGCACCGAAAGCTGAAACGACCGGGCGGACAAAGTTCAGGTCTTGGAACAATGGCCCAAGAACTGGCACTGGCAAAAGTCCAGGGGTGTCTGTTGTAAGGACATCTCCTGCAGCTGCTTGAAGTGCTGTCTGCTGATCGCGTACTGCTTCTTTGTATGCAGCGTTTACGTTGTGGAACGTGTCGCCACCTGCGTGCATTGCTGCAAGGTATTCGCCTGGTGTTGGCATGGCAAACTTGCGCTTTGGCTGGGCAAAAATAGATGATGCTTCGATGACTTCTGGGGCTGGTGTTTCTGACACTGGGTTCTCCTGTGGTTCGGTAACTTCAGGCTCATCGGGTGCCGTTTCTGTATTATTGCTCAAGTCATCCTCTGATGTGGGGATACTCGCTGCAACATCTGTGATGGTAGCACCGCTAAAGGCTGGCTGTGGTACAAGTGACAACTCCATCCAGTCGGCTGCTTCCACGATCATGACTCCATCTTCGTTGTAGGTGAACTTGGTTGGGTTTACGCCTACTGAAACTGAGTCAAGTACGCCATCGGCTGCCAAGACTAAAGCCTCATCGCCAAGGGCTGTGGTTGAAACTTTGGCTGTGAAGTACATGGCGGTTTCGTCATCGGTGCGCTCGGTTACAAGACCGATGGCCTGTGATGAGTCATGGCTCATGTAAAGCTTTGGCGCTTTGCCTTCTGTGGGCAGTGAGCCGGGCAGAAAAGAAACGGTCTGGCCACCTGAGACTGTGGCTTCCACGTTGTAGGGCAAGGCAATGCCAGTGATGGTGCGCTTAGGTGAGCCGTCTTGTGCGGCATC